GGAAGAGATCATTTGGACCTTGCGTGATCGATTGACGGGATTGAACGTCGGGCGATGGGATTATGTTCTGTCGTTGATTCGTAGCATGCATCTGGATGGTGGGTATGTTCTGCCTGATCGATCTGCGGTGACGATGGAATCGCCTGCGATGGTGGAGTATGCTAGGTGGGTTGTGAGGGTGGCTCATCGTCGTGGTGCATATGCGATTGGGGGGATGGCCGCGGATGTTCCAAGTCGTAAGGATCCTGTTGGTAGTGATGTTGCGATGAGATCTGTTGTCCTTGACAAGCAGAGGGAAGCTCTGTTAGGTCACGATGGAACTTGGGTTGCTCATCCGGATCTTGTTGGGCCTGCGATGAGTGCATTTGATGATGTGTTGAGGGGTCAGGTTGAGCAGAGGTGGAACTTGCCACCGGGTGATCGATTAGATTTTTCAATATTGACAACGCCACCGGTAGGTCCTAGGACGATGGATGGGTTGCGTAATGCAGTGGCGACGACGTTGGTGTATATGGATGCCTGGTTGAGTGGGAATGGTTGTGTTGCGATGGGTGGAAAGATGGAGGACGCTGCGACTGCGGAGATAAGTCGTGCCCTTGTGTGGCAGTGGATCTCTCGAGGAGCGAGTTTAGATGATGGAACGATGGTGACTGCTACGTTGGTTGATGGTGTGATACGTGGTGAGGTGGCCGCGCTTGTCGAGGCCGGTGCCGAGCCGCGCAGGGAAGTGGTTGAATTGTTATCGCAATCTATATATGTTCCTAGGCTTCCTGATCACATCCTGACAGCTGGATATGAAGTGCTCATGGGCACACGGAAGTAATTTTATAAATTGACTATATAAATCAGTGAATTAAATTAATCGAATTAATCCAGGTCATTTTATGATGGATGGATTGTGTATAGGTAGTTTAGTGATGATTGATGAATGTCGGATCATTGACATTTCTGACAATGTTTCTATTTGGAATTTGAGGCCTGAGAAGTTTGATTATTATTCACCTTCATATACGCAAGTGGATTGTATGACATCGGGTGACGTTGCGGTAGTTATTGGTATTTCATATGACGATGGTACAATTCAGGTTTTGACATGTCGGGGAAATGTAGGTTTTGCATGGATGGAACATTTGAAGATTGTGTGATGTTGTTTGTTGGTGTTGATATTTAATTAACGTGTTTGTAAAAAAAAACAAAAAAGATTTATTGTCAAGATATATAAGGGAAGTGATTGTTGAGATGACAAAAGCGGACGTCATCTCATCAACTGATCCTTTAGATTGGTTGACGTCTGCGTATCAAGCTCCTCGATCTTGGAAATCCAAGAATAAATTTGTAGCGATGAAGAATGCTGCTGATGAATTTGGCTTGAAGCATCTTGGTTCTGGTTCATCACGTATTGTTTATGAATTAGATAAATTTCGCGTCGTGAAGATGGCAATGAACACTGCTGGTTTGGAACAGAACAAGCTAGAGGTTTTTATGGGAAATGATCCCACCATTGATATCGTTCTTGCGAGGGTGTTGGATTATTCTAATGATGGTTATTCTTGGGTTGTGATTGAGAAAGTTGAGCCGTTAAGCGATTTAGATGAGCGTCGAGCCGAAGAGTTAGCAGGTGTTAAATGGTCACAGGTTCGATCTTTGTTTGGTCTTCAAAGTAGTTCAGAACACGAGTCGACGGCACCTGCGAGCAGAGTTCAAGGCTCGATGTCTGGGGGTGTGAAGGATTCGAACGTATGTTTGAAGGGAGATGATTTTCTTGAGGCTGTGAAAAAATTATCTAAGAAATATAGGGGATTGTTACCGGGTGATCTTGTGAAAGTATCTTCTTGGGGGATTAATAGCGAAGGATGTCTTGTTCTTTTAGACTATGGAATTACTGAAAAAAATTACAGTCAATATTATAGCGGTGGAATCGTGAAAGACGAAAAATGACTAAAGGTTACATACAGGAAATATTGTTTAGTGTCTTGAAGAAATTGTTGAGTGAATCATCAGATAGTGGGTCAGAGATTCACGTTTTTGATTTTGATGACACTTTAGTGAAGACTTCTAGTAGGATACGAGTTGTTGGTGCCGATGGAAACAAAATTTTTTTGACGCCGATGGAATATGCAAAATATGATCCATTACCCGGTGATGTTTTTGATTATTCTGAGTTTGATAGTGTTAATGATGCTGTTCCTATTAATCCAATGATGTTAACGTTGAAGAAAGCAATTAAAGATTTTGGTGTTGATAGTGTTTTTATTCTTACGGCTCGAGGTGACAGTAAACCCGTAAAAGAATTTCTTGAGAAGCAAGGAGTTTCTGGAATAGACATAATTGCTGTTGGAACAAGTCATCCTAACGCAAAGGCTGATGTGATAAAAAACAAAATTTTGTTTGATGGAATAAAGAATGTCACTTTTTATGATGATTCATCTAAAAATATTGAGGCTGTCAAGGCGTTGAGAAACGATAATAAACTTCCTCATGTGTCTATTAAGACAATTACTGTTCGTGTTTAATGATGGGTTTTGTACACTATGACATAGTTGTTTTATAATGTATAAAATATCGATCGCAGTAATTTTGCTTTGGATTGATTATTATGAACTTAGTGCAAATCTAAGTGATGAAGATATAGGGTATAAATAAATGGCCTTAGGTATTTGTTGTCATTGGCTTGATCAACGTACGATTCAGAGAACAGGTCGTATTGAAATGTATAATGCGATGGATGAACGTACGTTACAACTTGGTAGATATCGTAGTGGAAAATATACGAATGAGATGATATCTGGAACGTATGAGCACAACGTAGAAGCACTGATTAAAATGCTTCCTCGACTTATTTCTAGCGGAATTTCTTTATTTCGTATTTCTTCTGCGATGTTTCCACTCGCTGACCAAGTTGACCAATCTTTGTGGAAGGGAAATGAGAGGTTGAACAAACTGCTTTGTGAAGCAGGTAAGATTATTATTGGTGCTGGGATGCGTGTTTCTACACATCCTGGACAATTTTGTGTCTTATCGTCTGATTCACCAAATGTTGTTGATAAAGCAATAACAGAATTATCGATTCATGGATGGATGTTTGACGCGATGGGTCTTGATCGATCGCATAGATATGCAATCAATATTCATGGTGGAAAGTCAAACAGAACTGACGTGTTAGCGCGAAGAATTGATTTATTGTCGGAAGATGTTCGTTCTAGATTGACACTGGAAAACGATGAAACAGCGTACTCAGTGATTCAACTACTTGAAGTGAATCGACTTACTGGTATTCCGATTGTTTTTGATAGTCATCATCACGTTTTTAATGATGATTGTTTGTCAATGGAAGAAGCAATGGAGGCAACGATGGAAACGTGGAAGGATGGTGTCCTTCCATTACAACACATTTCTAACACTGAACCTGGTTTGGAAGGGGGATCTTTTACTAATCGTAGAAAACATAGTGACATGATTCATTATGTTCCAGATCTTCAATTGAAGTATCTTCAAGATCGTAAAGTTGATGTTGAAGTTGAAGCGAAACAAAAAAATATTGCAGTCTTTGATATGTCAAAGAAATTTCAAATTCCATTGAAATGATGAATTAAAAGTTTGTGCCAATGGGTGCAAAGTGATAATGTAATTTGTTAAACTATAAAAGTAATCACGAAAGGAAAAACAAAAATGGGTAAGAAAAAGAACAAGCGTCAGGGTAACGAATTTGAAAATGATGATGTTTACGACTATGATGGTCACACAACTGCAGAGGAAAATCCTGTGGGATATCCTTCAAAATTGGAGCGTGATTTTCTAACAGTTTCTGATGATGAAGTGCTATATAACATTTCTCGATCACTGCAGGATTCAATTGGTAAGGTTAGTAAGATGAATTTGAATCCTTATCCTTGGGAGATTGAGCTGTGTTATCTGCAACAGGAGTTGCAAACAAGGTCTACTAGAAAGGAACACCATACGAAGTGGTTGAGCACACTTCCTCCGGAGATGGATTGAAATGCAGTTAAGCAAAACAAGTTCACAATCAAAAAGAAAACATCCTATATCAGAGGATGATCGCAGTACGATGGAAAATTATCTTTCTTCTTTAAAGAAGTATCCACAATTGACACACAATGCAATGATGGATCTATTTAAGGAGTATGAGACCGGTGGGTTTGTTGCAGAAAAAGCGAAGAAAAAGTTGATCGAATCAAATCTTCGATTAGTCGTTTATATTGCCAAACAGTACAAGGGATACAATATTCCGCTTGAAGACTTGATTCAGGAAGGAAACCTTGGATTGATGAAATCAATTGAAAAATTTGATTGGAAAAAAGGATTCAGGTTCTCTACATATGCCACATGGTGGGTGAAGCAGGCCATTGGGCAGTACATTCTAAAGCGAAAACGAATTATCAGGATGTCAGCACATGCAGTGACTGCACAGAAAAAAATGGCAGCGGCGGCCAAAGAATATCGTCAGATGACGGGTTGTGATCCGACGATTGAAGAACTTAAAGAGATGACCGGTACTTCTGATACTGTCTTTAACGCAACAAATTTTTCTGGCCGACACATTATTTCTTTGGATCAGCCTGTTTCTTCAGAACCTGGATCAGACACTCTTGAGGACAGAATTGTTGATGATAAAAATGAAAATCCTATCGAGATGATATCATCACAACAACTAATGCAAGTTGCCAGAGATGTTTTGGAGAAATTGACTCACAAGGAAGCGGCAATTTTGAGATTACGATTTGGTCTTGTTGATGATGTTGTTGATGATCATTCTTATCTAATTTCTTCAGAAGAGTTGAATATGATTGCATCTGGGCAGGGATTGACATGATTTTGGAAATCTTGCTTGGTTTATCCATCGTAAATTTGTTGTTGAACGTTTGGTTACATTTTAGGTTGACAAAACAACAAATTTCCGTTGATGAGCAAACAAGTTCTGTTAGTTCAGAAAATCAAATGTCTCAGATTGAAAATGATTTAAATAGCAGGTTAAGAACTTTACAGATTGCTCAGTTTTCACCTCGAATGAATCGAAGTAATATTCGACTTGTTCGTAACAAAGATGGAGATTCATGATATGATGAAAAAAGGAAAAAAGTTTGATAATGGTTATGCAACAGTTGATGACGGCGTAAACTATCGTGATATTGCCGATACAATGTCTGAAATCGGTTATAAGATGAATCATTCTTCAGCTCGGAATTATGTTTTACGAGTGATGCGTAAGTTTGCATATGCAATTGTTGATCAATATGGGATTAAAATGTCAGATGAAAAATTGAATGACGTTGCACGATCTCCAATGTTTCAAAGTGGGATTGCAGAACTATTGCAAGATATTGAATCATTTCGAAAGAGCTGAACTATGAAGGCAACAAAATATCAAAAAAAGTCTCAAATCAAATTAGAAGAATTGCTTAAGCGTAGAAAATCAAATTTAAATCAATTTTTGAAGGATCGTGGCATCACGACATATGAAAGTCTTGATGCAATATGTAAAAGACTTGGTGTTTTGACACCAAATTACAGTTTATTTATCGAGTGTATTGATAAATATGTTTCAAATCCTTCTGCTGGCGTTGTTATTGTTAATCCCTCGCCAATCATTAATGAATTTACGGGAAATCCTGAAAAAGAAATTGATGATTCATTTGAAGACATTCAGCCACAGGTTACTGTAACTAGTGATTCAGAAAATGGTGAAGTTTCTATTGTATTGCAGGAGGCAAAGACAACTTCGGGTAAATTTCTAATTCAAAAACAAAAGAAATTTAAAAAGTGAACTAATCTGAAATAAATTGGAGGAGTGATGAAGCGTACGATTGTTTATGATATTGAGCAAAAGAGGCCGGCAATTGTGCCAATGCATTCTCAAAAAATTAAAGAATTACAGACACAATCTTTTCAAAAAGAGAAAGAAAGAAAATCTAGAGCGTTGAGAACAATATACAACGCAGGTGTTCTTGGGGATATTGTAAAATCAATTGAAGATTTGAAACTGAATGATCCAAAAACACAGGAACCTGTTCTGAAAGAAGCAATTGAGAAGATATCAAAAATTGTTGAAGAAATGAAGTTGGAATTTAAAAAAGATTACTGGGAGTGAGTGCAAAAGATCTACAAACAATTATAGATTAATGGTATGCCAACCATTATTGATGTTCTTGAACAGTTAGAATCTAACAATTCACGTCTATTTAAGGAGGAACTTCTTGAGTCGCAGGTCACTAATGATCTACTCAAGAAGGTCTTCGTGGCCGCGGGCGATCCGTACATCAACTACTACGTCAACAAGTTCAAGATGCCTAAGGCTGAAGGACGCGCCGGCGATGATCTTGTTCTAGAACATTTCCTTGAGGATATCTACGAAAAGTTGTCGACCCGTAAGGTGACCGGCAACGCCGCCAAGGACCTCGTGGTCCGACTCTTCACGGACATGACAGGCCCACAACAGAAGTGGTGTCAGAGGATCCTCCTGAAGAATCTCCGATGTGGTGTCCAGTCCACTACGGTCAATAAGGTGTGGCCCGGTGCAATCGTTGGATTCTCTGTGCAACTAGCCGAGACCCTAGAGACCAGGTACGAGGACGGCAAAGGAATCATCATCTGCGAACCTGTGTTGTACCCGACGTGGGTAGAACCGAAGCTCGACGGTCTCCGGTGTGTGGCAGTGAAGCACTCCGGTGAGGTGACGATGTTCACTCGCAATGGTACCGTCCTCGAGACCCTACCCCGGATCAAGTCTCTCCTCGAGTCGGCTCCATGGGACGAGTTTGTCCTCGATGGTGAGGTCATGGGTGAAACGTGGAACGACTCTGCTTCCGTAGTCATGTCCCATAAGAAAGGTAAAGATGACTCGAAAATGGTCTTTCACGTCTTCGACGCCCTACCGTTCGAGGACTGGCGAGACCAGGAGAGCCACCTCGACCTCGAGGACAGGTTGGAACTCGCTAAGGAATTAGTGTCACAGGTCGGAGACTCGGCAGTGGTCCAGGTCCAGGGTCGACTCGCCAATGACCAGGAGGAACTTCTCGCCGCCTACCTCCACGACACCGACGCCGGTTACGAGGGCATCATGGTGAAGGACCTGGTGGCTCCATACCTCTTTAAAAGATCTTCTAATATTAGAAAGATGAAACCTATCGCGACTTACGAAGGAGTTATCGTGGGTCACTACGAGGGTCGGAGAGGATCGAAGCGCGAGGGGCTGTGGGGTGGCTTTGAGGTCGTCCTACCGAACGGTGTAGTGACTCGAGTGGCGGGTGGTTTCACCGACGCACTGAAGGCAGAGATAAACCTTGATCCAGACTCGTGGATCGGACGGATCGTTGAAATGGAGGGTCAGCCAGATCCACAGACGGGGGATGGGCTGACTAAAGACGGTAAGGTTAGGTTCCCGGTTTATATTCGAGAAAGAGATCAAAGAGACGTTGATCAAAAAATTATCATTGTATATGATTCATATATGAATCAGCATTGTAACAAGTTGTAATATCTTGGTACAACCGATTGATTCAGGTATACTTTATGATCGCCTAATCTATAGGATTACATTTGGTTACATTTAGGAGAAAAAAATGAAGAATTTTGTATTATTTTTAGCAATTGGATGTTGTGTTTTTGGTTGTCATGGAA